CGCAACATTTTCTTAAAATTCCTATAGTTGGCTTATAGGTATAGGTAGGAAAGGCCGGTATTGCAGCAGCGGTGCAAAGCGTTACTCTGTGCGTCAATTCCACCCGATTTAGAGTGAAACATGACAGGCAGAGTCTTACAGACCGATTTTAAACGCATAGGCGTTTCTGGACCTACATCCGATGGCCGCGTGGTTGATCCGTCCTGGATCGATGAAATGGCAGAAACCTACGATCCTGAAAAAACGTTTAAGGCGTTGATCTGGCCTGACCACATGCGCTACATGAATTACGGCTCTGTCGAGGCGTTAAAAGCCACAACGGGAGTTGATGGCCGCCGCGAATTGTGGGCTGTGTTAGCGCCCAATATGTCGTATCAAGCCGACAACAAATTCGACCGCAGGCTGTTTACCAGCATGGAAATCACCTTTGACTTTGCCAAATCCGGCAAATGCTATCTGACAGGACTGGGGGCGACGGATGAGCCGGCCAGCCTGGGTACCAGCGAGATTAAATTCAATAAACACGCCCAAGCGGCTGGGATGGTCCTGTCTGGATTCATCGAGTCTGAAACCAAAACCTTTACCGAGCAGCAGCCATCCACCCTGCTGGATCAAATCAAATCTTTATTTACCAATCAACCAGAGGATGCAGAGATGGCAGACAAAGCCGCTTTAGAAGCACTAAAAACGGAGTTGGCGGCAGTCAAGGAGATGCTGTCCAAATTACCCGCACAACCCGAAGCCGATAAACCGGCAGACAAGACAGAAGACCAGTTCAGCGCATTGATTGCCAGGCTGGATGCGTTAGAAGCCAAATTCAGTGCCAATCCTGCACCAGCAGCAGGCGATAGCCCAGCAGGTGACGCGGTTACTGAGTTAACAGCCAAGTTTGATGCCTTGGCGGCCAAGCTGGAGGATGCATTGAAAGAACACCCTGGCACCGATGCGGGCGAACATTTGGGCGCTGGTGAAAACAGCAGCGATTACCTGTAAGGGCTGTAACGGACCTACACACTGCGCAACTATTAAGGAACACTCATGAACTTATCAATTAATTCCCGCGCCAGAGTCAACGCTTTGTTTGCAAAAACCGCGATGGCTTACGGCATTACTGCCCGCGATCCTGACATCGGCCAAAACTTTATGGCTACGCCAGAACAGGCGGTGGCTATTTTCAAAAAACTGCAGGCAAACCCAAGCGCAGCCGCATTATTTGCCGCCACGCCGCAAATGCAGCAAACATTGCAGCCTAAAGCCATTCAATTGGCAAATCCGTTTTTCTCACAGCTGCCAATGGTGCCTGTAACAGAAACCACGGGTCAAAAAGTCATTTTAGGCTTAACCGGTCGCGTGGCCAGCCGTACCAACACCAGCTCTAACGAGCGTGTGCCTAAACGTCTTAACCAACAAGACAACCAGGACTACACCACCAAACAAACCAACTTTGACGTGGCGCTGTCCTACGCTGATATTGATGCCTGGGCAAAATTCCCCAACTTTGAAGCCTTGTATATGCAAGTCGTCAGAGAGGCGATTGTCAACGATATGCTGGTAACCGGCTGGTACGGTACATCAGCAGCGGCAGCGACTAACATCGTCACCAATGCCAACCTGCAAGACTTGAACGTTGGCTGGTTGGAAAAAATCCGCACATTTAACAGCACCTCGCAACACGTCGGTTCTGGTGTGTCCATTGGCGCGACTGGCACCTACAAAAACTTGTCGGAAGCGATTCATGACATTAAGCAAGTGGTGTCTGCGGCCTTCCGTTATCGCGGTGATTTGGTGGCCTTGGTGGGTGATAACTTGCTGGTTAATGCACATGACAAGTTTTACGAAACCCACGGCAACACCCCAACCGAAAAGGCGGCGATTAATGGTGTAGTGACCTCCGACTTTGGTGGCTTGCCAACCTTCAGCCCGCCGTTTTTCCCGAACGGCACCATCGTCATTACGCCGCTGTCTAATTTGGCTGTGTATTACCAAGACTCGAGCGTGCGCAGAACACAACGCGACTGGCCAGCGAAAGACGAGGTGCAAGAGTTTAACAGCATGAATTTGGCCTACGTGGTGCAAGAAGAGTTTGCCACCGCCATGGTCGAAGGCATCACGCTGGTTTAAGGATGGTTATGGAATACGCCAGCAAAATTGCGCAGATTAAACAGCAACAACTGCAGGATGCAGCGGAAGGCAAGGCATTGTCTGCAAATCCTGCGCCTGTGCCTCTGCGCAGGCTGGCAGCTATCAAAGCCGAAGAGGTAGCCAACGGCGAACAGTATGCAGCTCAGCCGGAAAACGCTGACCTTGCTCCGGCAGCCACGCCGGCTGAACTGCAAACCCTGGAACACTACCAAGCCGCCATGTCTGCCGACCTGGCTAGTTTGGCCGTGCTGAAAGACGTGGTGGAAAAGGCCAAAGCCAAAGCCGCCATGCTGGCGACCTATTGGCCGTTTGTGAAAGCCTATCTGGATAACGGCGACAACTACCCGAACGACATTGCCGTGCGGGTGTGTATCTGGCTGTTTGATACGCTGGACATCGAGCGCGGTTTGGATTTGGCGTTAGTGCTGATCAAGCAAAACCAGCACACCCCGGCCAAATTCGACCGGGATCTGCAGACCTTTGTATCCGATGCGATATATGACTGGGCTAACGCCATGTTAAAGGCTGATCAGTCAGCCAGTCCGTATCTTGATGCCTGGGTGGCTGCAGTGGATAGCGAACAGATGTCACTGGCGCCGCCGGTGCAATCCAAGCTGTACTCCATGCTGGCAAAACACAAAAACCGCGTCGGTGAGTATCAAACCGTGGTGGCTTTATGTGAGAAAGCCGAGCAGGTCAACCCAGAAGGCCACGGCACCAAAGGCTTAAAAGCCGCTGCGGTGGCTAAATTAAAAGAAACGCTCAAGGACGAGTAACAACTCCTCAAGCCCTGCCTAACAACCACCACTCGAGACTCGATCCACCTCGCAGTTATCGAACGGTTGTTTTGGTAGGCACTAACAACAAGGTGGCATTTTGAAAAAGCACATTGCAATCGGTTTATTCAGTGCAGTCATGATGTTGGGTGGGCCTACGGCCTGCACCACACCAGAACTGGCAGATGGGTATCAATTTGGTGACCTGTCAAAATTAACCGGGTTTGAACTCAGCAAACTGCACGACGCCCGCGTGGCGTATTGCGACAGTACCAGCAGCTCGACCTTGAAACGGCTGGCCATTGCCGTTATTCAAACCCGGCTGCCGGGTTATCCGGAACATGGCATTTGCAGCGATTTGCTGCAGTTATTGCCGCCGAACCATGAAGTGCCAGCAGAAGCACCGCACGCCAAGGCCCGCGTCGATCCATAACCCAGCAACTATGTAATGCGCTTAGCCGGTTTAATCGCCGGCCTTTTTTAACCCAACCAACACCGCCATGAGCCTAACCGGTAAACCCTCACTCACCACCCCGTCACCGTTTGTGAACGATGGCTTTTGGCCTGATTTAGATATAGGCCAATTGATGAGCCGTTACCGGATACCGGCAGAATACGCCGACGACACCATTAAATGGGGGCTGACGCTGGCACTGGTCAACGTCAATATGGAATTGGAGCCGGTTAAATTCGCCATTATCGAACTGGGCTACACCACCGCGGACGCTTACATGCTGGCCAATCCGCACGACATCAATAACGACGATCAGCTGGCGATTATTTACAGCCACGCCGTGTACGCCTATGCAAAGGCTTGGCTTTTGCAACAATTTAACAGCATGAACCGCCGGGAAAATGCCGCCAACGCAGCCAAAGAAGCCCCGGAAACAGAACAATACTGGCTGGACCAATCCGCCGCCGCCGTGCAAAAACTGTTCGCACAGTTTCTGCCGCAGACAACCAAAACATCCACCGCAGGCGCTTACGTGGCGTTGCTTTAATTGAATGGGATATTAATATGAGTGACGTTAAACAAAGGCCGATTGCAAATGCTGTCAATGCTAGTGATTGGCTGGTAGTGCAAGGTGATGAGGCTGGTTTGGGTGATGAGAAGCGGTCAAGTATTTTGAACATACAGGCACGGTCACCACGCATCATCAGAAACATTTTATCGCCATCTCTGAGGTTTTTAGACACTGCCACATTATCAGGCACAGCAGCTAAAACAGCATCAAAATCAACCAATCAGAATGGCGTTAAAAATGGTTTATTAGCATTAGATTCTGGCAGTGCTGGACGGGCATTTTCGTCTGTTACCGTGACGCTGACTGCTGGCGTTTGGTATGCCTTATCAATTGATTTTGATGGCATGTCAGGCATGACAACCGGTTCTAACTGTGGAATACAATTAAAAACGGCTGGCACGGCTGTCATTGACAATTCATCTGGTGACATTACCGAGCAAAAACTAGCAGCTGGCGGAAATGGCCGATACTGCATTATTTTTAGATCAATTCTTGGCGGAACAACAACGTTCAGAATAGGCGTTGGCATGAGTAGCAACGCAGCCAGCAAACTCATGACCATCCACAGTTTGCAACTTGAAGAGCTTTCTGAAAACGGCTCAATGTGCGCAGGTGAATATGTTTACCCTGGCTGGTCTTCAGCGTTTAATTACATAAACCCGCATGCAATGGACGCTAATGGCAAGCTGATTATTCCTGCTACGTTGCGTGTGCCATTTGTTACAAAACCCTATTCGCATATTTTAGCAGTCGGCGATAGCCGGATTGACGAAGTTGCCAACATTGCCGCGCAATTAGACACCATCTTAAAAAACAACAATGCAGGGACCTGTATTTGGCACGCTAAAGGTGGCTGGAGTACATCAAACCAAATAGGACCAACTACGGTAAATGATGCCAATATGTCATCAGCCATTTCAGCAACGTTTGAAAATGCCATAACGGGTAGTTTAATCGTTAGAACGTACTCAACGGCTGGCGATGAACAAATAGGGGATAATCAAAGTGGATTCAACTATGACACGCTATTGGTGTGCGATTTTGGCTATAACGACATTAACGCAGATCCAGTAAATGGTGCCGTCACTGCGCTGGCTAATATCATTACGATGTGCGACCGTGCAGACGCATTGGGAATGCGGATTATATTGTCTGATAACAACCCGTTTAAAGCACACGCCTCATACAGCGCACAAAAATTAACGTTAGTAAAAACGCTAAATGCTGCACTGCAAAATTTAGCGGCAGAACGTGGTTATTTATTTGTGCGCATGTATGAAAAACTCAGCGATTCAACAGATCTTGACAAATTATCAGATGGCGCTGGAACAACCACAAATTACTCACAAGATGCGCTACATCTGAACGACGTGGGATCAACTCTCTATGCGCAAGCTATTTATAACGCTATCGCGGCGAGTTTGTAATGATCGAAAAAGACCCCCTAAGCTACCCGCTCCTAACCTACGCCTGGGTTTTTTTACTCTCCATGCTCGGTGGCATGGTCAGTTTTAATACCAAGGTTCGCAGTGGCCACGCGCGACCATTCAATTTCATGGAACTGATAGGCGAGATCATGACCAGCGCCTTTGTGGGCGTGATTACGTTTTGGCTATGCGAAGCGGCTGGCGTGTCGGCATTGATCAGCGCGGCGATGGTCGGCATATCCGGACACATGGGCAGCCGGGCCATTTTTTTTTTGGAACGTTGGGCAACCAACAAGCTGCCCTTGCGTGATGACGAGCCAAAGCTATGACTAAGCTAACAGCACTCACCACCTTTTTGCTTAATCTCAACCTGTTTGCAGCTGAACAGCTGGAATCGTTCGTCGACGATCTGACGATAATGCCTGCGTGTCGCACTGCGGCGGCTGGTCAAATCGTCGTTTGTGAAATGGATTACACGGCTGCATTTTATATCGAACGCTTCCCGCACGGCAGCACACCAGCGCCGCTGCTGTTTGCGCAGATCAGCGCCTGGTTATTGCAAAACGATCCTGATCGTCACGCCGGGTTTGATTTTCCGGTGAACGTGGACATTTTGGACGACAGCACTGCAGACCTGGAAATCCGCATCGGCTTCCACGAAACCAGCACCGCGACCCAGCACCCCAGCGGTGACATTCTGTTTAACGGCCAAGGGTATGTGTTAGATGCTTAATATTTACGTAGAAGGTTTAGACAAGGCAAGGTTTCAGCTGGGATTAATAAAATCACCTTCTCAGCAAAAAAGAATATTAAGTGTTGCTGCACGTGAAGTCATAAAAGCAGCAAAACGTCATACATCAAAGCAAATTGATGTTGATGGTAAGCCATTTGGGAATTACTCAACAAATACACGGCACAAAAGACCAAGGCCGCGTAATCGAAAAATGCTACATAGAATTGTAAAAAATTTACGGTTTTGGTCTGAAAATAACTATGCAGTAGTTGGATGGTCTAGCCCGGTTGAAGGTGGTATTGCGGCTAAACAACAGTTTGGATTTAGTGAAAATTTTACTAAAGAAAAATTAGTAAGACGCATCAATAAAGAAAAAGAACCACATAATTTAGACGATAGCCGTCAAAACTTAGCTTATTACAAAAAAAGCGCAACAAAACAACAAGCCAGGTCACTTCTGCAAGCTGGTTATAAAGCCAGGGTAAAAGGCAAAGGTTACAAGACACCTACCATGAAATGGATCATGCAAAATCTATCTATTGGCCAAGCTGGATATATTTTGCATGTAATGAGGGGATCAAAAGAAAAGTGGACTATCAACCTGCCAGCTAGGCCGTTTCTCGGTCTAAATAATGAAGATGCACAAATAATGATTGATGCATTAACTAAAGCTTTAAATAGTTTTCATACTAAAGAATTTTCATGATTACCCTGCTGGATTTAACCCCCATTGTCGACAAGCTAAAAACCGATTGCACGTTGTTGCAAAACCGCGCCTTTGAAACCGTGGCAAACAATGACGCCGCTTATGAACTGTTTGGCGCACCGGCGGCGTTTGTGTACCTGGCTAACGATGCCTCAGAACCGAATGCGGTGATTTCCAGCGTATTGCAATCGCACGCGATGAGCATTGCGGTGAAAACCACCGTCCGCAAAACCCAAAGCCTTACCGACCGGCTCAACACAGCCGACGCGGCTACCCTGCGGACGATCCGCCAACAACAACTGAATGCGCTGCTGGGTTTTAAACCCGCCGGCGCTGAAAAACCTTTGGAACATGCCAGCGGCGAACTCACGGAAACCGACCGCTATCTGGTGTGGATAGACCTGTACAACACTCACGATTATTTAACCAACTTATAGGACACAGCCATGGCCAAAATCTCAACCTGGACAGACGTAGACGTATTCATGGAATCCGCCATCGCTGCCGAAAAAACCATTACCGCTATTTCCAAAGCGGCAGAAGGCGTCGTCAGCGCGGTGGCCCATGGCTATTCAAACGGCGATTATGTTTTGATCAAAGCCCAAGGCATGGCCGAAGTGAACGGGCGGATTTTCAAAGTCAAAAGCGTCGCTACCGATTCGTTTGTGCTGGAAGGTGAAAACACCACCAACTTCGGCACGTTTACCTCCGGTTCTGCGCAAAAACTTACCTTTGGTACCACGTTGTCCACATTGACATCGGTAAACGGTTCCGGCGGTGAATTTGATTCGATCGACACCACCACCATTCACGACAAAGCCAAGTCCAGCATTCCTGGCATGGCCTCAGCCAGTGAATACACCTTCGATTCAATCTGGGACGTATCCGACGCCGGTTTGATTGCCGCCAAACAAGCCTCGGACACCAAAGCCCAAAAAGCCTTCATGATCGTGTTTAGCAACGGCCAACGGGTATTGTTTTACGGCTATATCGGTGCTCAGTTACAACCCGGCGGTTCAACCGGTGGCATGGTGACCACAAGCGTCAAGATCACTGCGCAAGGTTCATTAACTGCTTACCCAAGTTAATCATGAGTCAAATCCTGATCGACAAAATCAAAAAAGCCCGCGAGCTGTTGGTAGTTGCCAACGGCTTGCAGTTTACTGTTCGGCGGCCTGATGACTTGGAAGTGATCGAAATGCGCGGCAAAGGCATCAGCCAGCGCGACATATTGAAACGCTTTGTGGTCGGCTGGGTGGATGTGCGGGAAATGGATTTAATCCCCGGCGGCACACCCAAACTGGTGGATTTTGACGCGGACCTGTTCATTGAATGGGTAGCTGATCAGCCAGCGGTGTTTATCACCCTGATTGAATGCATCCTGACCGCTTACAAAGCCCACGAACAAGAACGGGAAGACGCGATAAAAAAGCCCGACACTGGCTCGAACTGAGCCAGCTGCCAGGCGGTTGCAAAGACCCGCAGCCGCACTGGCTGCAACTGGCTATCAAAGCCTGGAATGTAATGGGCGGCATCGATTGGGCCGCGCTGCCCGTGGTAGCCGAAATGCTGGGCATACACGACATTGAAACACTGATTTATCACCTGACACTAATCCGCGACACGCAACGAGAACGCCATGGCTGACATGAATCTTAAAATCAAGATAGGCAGCGACAGCAAACAGGCTGAGGA